CCAGAAGAAAAGATAGACCGAAAAGTATTAGCGGAGCTAATTAAGTGTGCTACATTCTTGAGTGCCTTCCTAGATATAGCGCACGAGTTTCCTGACATCATGGAGATTGTAGAAGAGCGACGGGATGAAATGATTAAGCTCTTTGAAGAAGACGCATACGAAGAAGCCAACGGTTTGCCTGAAGTAGAAATAGAAACAAAGGAGGGCAATGTAATTAAGTTTGGACCTCTAACTAAAACGAAAGGCAACGCATGAGTGACGAACTAATACATAAGCCAGAGCATTACGCTCGATGGAAGATAGAACCTATCACCTATACTATGATGAATGGCTTTGAGTTCTGGCGCGGTAATATAGTTAAATATGCTAGTCGAGCAGGACATAAACTATACGATGGCATGGACCAAAAAGAAAGTGAGATAACGGATCTCAATAAAGTAATACGCTACGCTGAGATGCGTATTAATCAGATTAATGGTGCAGATGAGCTTTAAATCTTTTCATGTATCGTTCACTATGAAAGTAGATGAAGATGGGAATATATTATCTTTGGTAGATGATGCCCATGAAGAAGACGTTGAGGATGTAGTATCTAATGCACTGCATGACATCGACGATGTAGAAATAGAAAAAATTAAAGTAAAAGGGAAAGACTATGGACGGTAATTATCTACCAACAGACTATCAATCATTTATTCACAAATCACGTTACGCCCGATGGTTAGACACTGAAGGTCGCCGCGAGAGTTGGCATGAAACTGTATCACGTTATATTATTGAGTTAAGAAAAATAGATGGCCTAGATACAGACACAAGAAAAGAATTGTATGATGCTATCATATCACTACAAGTAATGCCGTCTATGAGAGCTATGATGACTGCAGGTCCTGCACTAGATAGAGACAATACAGCAGGGTATAATTGCAGCTACCTACCAGTGGATGACCCTAAATCTTTTGATGAAGCTATGTTTATACTTCTGTGTGGTACTGGTGTCGGGTTTTCTGTTGAGCGTCAGTTTGTATCTAAACTACCTGAAGTACCAACGATGTTTGATAGCGATACAACTATTATAGTTAAGGATAGCAAAGAAGGTTGGGCTAAAGCTTTCAGACAGGTCTTAGCCCTCCTATGGGCAGGTGAAATACCTAAGTGGAATATGTCTTTAGTTAGACCAGCAGGTGCAAAGCTCAAAACATTTGGCGGCAGAGCATCTGGTCCTGCCCCACTTGTAGACTTGTTTAACTTTTGTATTGCTACCTTCAAAGGCGCACAGAACCGCAGACTGTCTAGCCTGGAGTGCCACGATATTATGTGTAAGGTAGGAGAGATTGTTGTTAGCGGAGGAGTCAGACGTAGTGCAATGATCTCTTTGTCTAATTTAAGCGATGACCGTATGAGGCACGCTAAGTCAGGTAATTGGTGGGAAAATGCAGGGCATCGAGCTTTGTCTAATAACTCAGTTAGCTATACAGAGAAACCAGATATGGAAACATTCTTGCGTGAGTGGACAGCATTAGTTGAATCTAAGAGTGGCGAGAGAGGTATCTTTAATAGGCAAGCTAGTAAAAAACAAGCAGACAAGAATGGTAGACGTAATTCAGAATGGGAGTTTGGAACTAACCCATGCAGCGAGATAATCTTACGCCCATATCAATTCTGTAATTTAAGTGAGGTAGTAGTACGAGCTACCGACGATATAAAAAGCCTATCTAATAAAGTTAGATTAGCTACAATCATTGGCACATTACAATCTACTCTGACTAAGTTTCCATACTTGCGTAAAGTCTGGCAGAACAACACAGAAGAAGAAAGACTGTTGGGCGTATCTCTGACAGGCATAATGGACAACCCATTACTTACCGCTAAGAACAAAGGTCTATCACAAACACTAGATCACCTCCGTCACGTCGCCATTGAGACAAATAAAGAATGGGCCAAACGTCTTGGTGTTCAACAGTCAACATCTATTACGTGCGTTAAGCCTAGTGGAACAGTGTCACAACTCGTAGATAGTGCAAGTGGTATTCACGCTCGACACAGCCAATACTACCACAGAACTGTACGCGGTGATAACAAAGATCCTATTACTAAGTTTATGGTTGACCAGGGAATACCTGCAGAACCATGCGTTATGAAACCAGATACGACAACTGTGTTTACATTTCCTATTGCGTCACCAAAGAACGCAGTAACCCGTAATGATATGACAGCCATCGAGCAGCTAGAGATGTGGCTTATATACCAGAGACACTGGTGTGAACACAAACCTTCAGTAACCATTACAGTCAAAGACGATGAATGGATGGACGTAGGTGCATTTGTATATAAGAACTTTGATGAAATGAGTGGTGTGTCTTTTCTGCCACACTCAGACCATACCTATCAGCAAGCCCCATATCAGGATTGTAATAGAGATGAGTACAAAGCGTTACTAAAAGATTTCCCTAAACAGATTGATTGGGAAAAGTTATCTTCGTATGAGCAGGAAGATAACACCGTCGGTATGCAGACACTAGCCTGTAGTGGTGATGTCTGTGAGATTGTGGATCTTACCTAGTGCAACTGGATCTATTTAAAGACACTGCATTTATATATTTATGGTATGACTCGCCAAATAAAAAATATTATTTAGGTAAACATAAAGGTACACCAGAAGATTCATATACACATTCATCAACTGTATGGGGTAGCTTTACTAAAAACAATATTCCTAAAGGTGTACGTAGACGTATACTTGCGTACGGTACAGACGAGTCTATGGTTGAGCTTGAAGTTAAACTTCTTACTAATCGGAAGAAAAAAGGAAAATTATGTTGGGACAGGTACTACAATGTAAAATGGACTGCAAGGGCAGTAGGAGCCTTGAAATTAAAAAAGAACCCTAGGTGGAAGGGCGGAATTTCTTTAGGAAAAAAACGTCCTGGTTATCAAAAGAAACATTATGCTAATAGGAAAAAATTATGTAAAGACTTCATGGAGCAAGGACTAACTTTCTATCAGATAAAAAAGAAATGCCCACAGGCAACTGTCGCTTATCCTAGAGCTTTGTTACCACAAGAAGAAAGAGATAGACTTGCTGCAATACAAAGGAAGAATAGAAAAAAACCTAAGCATAAATGTTACTGTCGTCAGTATAGTTGTCATTATTGTGGCCCCTTACTAATAGCTATATACGGGACTGCAGAAGAAAGAAAAGAAAAAAGAAAAAAGTATGATGCTGAAAAGTATTGGAAAGATAAAAGTGATCCATTAAAATTAGCACATAAACAAAAAGTAGCAAAAGAGTGGGAAGAAAAAAACAAAGAAAGAATAAAAAACAAAAAGAAAGAATGGCATAAAAAAACATACGTTAAGAAACCAAGACGAGATATGTCGGGTAAAAATAATCCGTTTTATGGAAAAAAACATACTCCAGAATCAATAAAGCAGATGAGTGAATCAAAGAAAAACTTAACTTTAAAGAAATGAGACTATTACATGATTGAAGTACCTGTAACAGATACCATGCTAGAAGAAGCAAAGAAAAAAGCTGCCGACATGGGGCAGCTAAAGGGCAGTATGATGGAAGGAGAACGCAACCTCACCGCGTTTCTTGGAGAGATCGCTGCCCAGAAAGTTATAGGGGGGAAGTTCCATAACACATATGACTATGACATAATGATGGAGTCAGGAAAGACAGTCGATGTGAAGACCAAGCGCGTCAAATATAAACCAAAAGATTATTATGATTGTACTATATTTGGATATAATGCAACGCAAGATTGCGACTATCTGTTATTCACCCAGGTACTTAGTGACTTAGGCACGGTATATGTTTTGGGAGGGTACAATAAGAGAAGGTTCTTAGAGGATTCGACGTACATTGAAGCAGGTTCAGTCGTCGGTACAAATAATCTAACGTATAAGAAAGATAATTATGTAATGGAAATAAAGGATTTACTTCCTATGGATAAATTTAAGGAAGAGATAGCCTAATGAGATTACAACAAGAAGCGAACGCTCATATAAATAAAAAATATAATAGATTTAAAAATGAGTTTAACGGGCTAATGCGACCTTTACGAGTGTTGCTAAAAGACAACCTACATAATAAAGTTGAGTTAGATAACGCATTACTTCACTTGATTGAAGCAGAAATGTGGGCAAGAAGAAGTGTAGAATTGGATGGCATCAAGTCATAACGGGGGTGTAAAGATAGCTATGGATTAAACCTATTGAGATCAGGACGTTTTACTTCTTCTTTACGAATCTTAATAAAAACTAAAAACCAGTGCAATTCTTGTACATCCATCTTTCTAATGTCGGTTTCATAACCGTTTCTTTTCATTGCCTTTATTACGTCTTGTTTAATTTCTGGGCTAACATTTAGTGCAGTATTCATCATTTGCATTTTAAAACCTGAGTCGCCACTTTCAGATTTCCTAACGTCCCCTTTTGCCCAGCCTCTAAAAAATTCTTTGGCTTTTTTTAGTCTTGCTTTTATTATTAGTCTTTTTTCAGTTATAGTCGATTTTTGAAACTTAGGATCGTTTCTAAGACGTTCAGATTCTTTTTCAAAATAGGGCTGTAATAACTTTTTTGTATACTCATCATACTCTGCAACATTAGTACGCCCTGCCATCTTAAAAGTTTCTAAATGCGTCAGTGTAAAAAGCTCTTCTGTTTCTGTTGTTGCAGGAACAATTTTTATACCTGCTATTTTAGCTAAGAAGTTTCCTGATGGTAAAACATCTCCTGGCCTACTTGCAGACGTTAATTTTTTACCTGTTATATACTTGTCTATAATAGCTGATTCTTTTGCTCCTGTTACTTTGTCAATGCCAGCAGACACCACTTCTATAATATTATCAACATAGCGAGTTGCCTTTTGTGTTCCCATTGCAACAGCCCCATCAGCAAGTCTAACATCCTTAGCTGCATCTGTACCTGCAATAGCACCAATAGCTTGATTTATTGCATCTAGGGGACGAGTAAAACCTGCTGTTACATTACCTATTTTTACTGCAAATAAATCTTTAGCTATCTTCATAGCTTGTGGATCTTCTGTATTTGTAATTGTATCCATTACGGCACGAATCTCTGTACTTGTTTCTAAGTTCTTAGATAAGTTTGCTATGCCTATTTGCTCTGCATAATCTTTCATAGCTTCAGAAGGCACAGGTTCGCCCGACATCATGTTATTCATTAAACGCGCCGAAGCAAGATACAAGGAGAAGGGGAATATGTACTTAGCGTTAATAACAGAACTACCAAGTTGTACTTCAAATGTTCCTAATCCCTGTTCAGTTTTGTGTTTATCGTACTGCATCATCCCATATAATGCACCTGTACCTACTACTGCTTTAGCAAAGGCTTGATCTGTAGTTAACTCAGTTCCTATTTTTGCTCGTCCTGCTTTTGTTGCAGAGTTCTTTAATACTCTTGCGGCTATAGGTACAAACGGTAAAGGTCCCCATTGATAGTGTGTAGCTATTACGTTGTTAAAAAATCTTCCGAAAGGTAATGCCAGGCCAAGTAAAGGAGAGCGCGTAATTCCTTCAATTAATTTAGCTGGTTCTGCCATAATTCCCCCTGACTCAGGTATTGTATAATCTTTAGAGAACACAGATTTTAATGTAGTGCTTACTGCCTGACTTACGTTTGTACCATCTATAACATCTAAATCCCCTTTTCGAGCAACTTCCGCAAAGGTTGAACCTGTCTTTAGTCTAATAGCTTTATCAAGTTCTGCCATAAACATTTGAGATTTTGTGTAACTATCTTGTATTCTTACTCCTGTAAGAAGATTTGCTGCGTCAGCTACAATCTCAGCGTTTTTAGCGAACTTATTACTAGGATCAATGCCATATCTTTTTGCTGATCTTTCTATACCAAACCCAGCTAAACTATCAAACAATACTTTAGTTGCTTTTGGATCTAATTCTAGTACAGACTTATATGCGTCTATAGTTGCATACGGATCAAGAAAGTTTCTCATTTTCTGTGCCTGTATATCTAAATATACACGAGACTTCCTTAACATTTCTTTTCTAGCATTGCCTCTAGTAAAGGCCGCCGCCATTGCGTACTGACCTGAACTAAATAAATCTACTACAGTTTGCCCAACTGCGTATTGAGAAAAACCAAATACGTTTACTGCAGTTGTAGCAGGAGATGATACTAACAATCTACGCCATATGTTTTGTATATATGAAATACCTTGTGTAGTTTTTGTTTTTTCTAAAGCTCCTTCTGTAACATCATCTACTTCTTTAACAATTCTATCTAACGCATCCCTGCCAACCAGGAGTGTCCCGTTAATAGCTTGTTTTGCGTTGCCCATTATTCCTAACGCTTCTCCTGCTAAACTAGACTTACCTGCTAGAAGATCTCCTACAGTTGCACTTGTATTTACTGTCTCTCCTAACAATAAGCCTTGCGCTTTAAGAGAGTTATTTATTTCATCTAAATCTTTCTTAGGTAAGTAATCAATAAACGACGTTAGTACATCAGTAACTTTTTCATCTTTTGTTATTGGTATTTTTATTTCTTTAGCGTAGATAGCAGCAAGACCATCCACGTTTCCTTTACCATTTTCACCTAATATTATACGTCTAAAAAGATCGTTGTCTAATCTATCGGCACCTAGTCTTCTGCCTGATTCTACTTTAGCAGCCCATTCTTTATTGTGAGCAAATATCTGTCTTTTTAATTCTTTAGTTAAATTTTCAAACGCACCTTTTTTACTAGCAATTTTTACCATCGGAGCAATATCGTTGCGTCGTATCTTAGCTGCAGTTTCTAATCCTGCATCAGTCAAACCCGATTTACCTGACGCTTTGTGAAACATAGCTTGCAAACCTGGAGCAATGGCTCCTGCAGCTAAAGAAAAACCACCCTGCATTTTACTATATTCTTTTTGCGCTCCTGTATTTATGTACGTTTTCTGCACTAAATAGTCATTTAAAAAAGCAGCAGTAGCGTCAGCAGGAAGTGTTTGTCTTAATATAGTTCGTTTAGCTGCATCATCTTTAGCTTCTCTAATTAACTTAGAGCGTGCGCTACGTCTAGCATTTGCAATAAATGCTTTAGATTCATTTTGCATGGCTGTATTAATTAATTTTTTTCCTACAGGTCCTTTAACTATTTCGGTTGCTAAGTTAGCTGCAACTTTATCTCCTGCTGCTTTTCCTGCAGCCTCTGCAGCTTTTCGTGTTCCCCCTTCAGCAAGTTTCTTTTTAGTTGCCTCTTGGATACTTTTCATCATTAACTTTTTAGCGGCGGTAGTACCTGCAAACGTAGTTGCTCTAGCAACACCCCCTGTTAGCACTCCTATATAATTAGAGGGGTCAACTACAGCAGAGAATACGTAGTCTTTTATGCCTTCTGCTGTGCCTAGAAAACCTTCACGTCCAGCTAATAAGTTGCCTAGCTTATCATATGTTTTATAAGCTTCTCCTGCATTTCTTTTTTGTTCGTCTGTAGCTTTAGAAACATACATAATCTCGCCAGAAGTAGATACCATATTTGTATTAAACCAACGCATATGATCTACAAAGTTATTAACCATCTTCTTGTCACTAATAACATTTTTGTTTTTATACTTAGCACCAAATCTATCTATCATATACTTTCGTATTTTAGTAGAATGTTCTAGGCTAGTTAAGTCTTTTATAGCTAATGTTCCGCCTGTGTCTACCGACGTTCCTGTTTCAGTTTCTATGTAAGGATCAGCATTTTCTTTTGCTAATTCGTATATACTTTTCTCAGCATCCGTTTCTACAAGGGGCGGAGAAATTACAGGGGGAGTATCCCTTTTAACAGAGGAGCTATCAGAATAAACACCATAGTCTCTAGCTACGTCTTCAAAAAAACCCATACTTAATTACTCGCTTTTCATTATTCTAATATACTCGTCTGCTAATTCAGATAATAGTGCTTTTCTATCGGCTATCTTATCAGGCAGTTCAATGTCATTTTTTCTAGCCCAAGTTTCAACTAAGGTATTCCACTGTCCTAATCGACCTTTTTCTATATTCTCTAAGCTTTTCTTAGATGATACATTCTTTCTTCCCTTAGCTAAAGCTACTAAATCATCAATGTATTCTACGACAAAAGGATCTGTTGAAGCTGCAGAAACTACTTCTGTTTCTTTCTCTGGCTTTGCGCCTAAACCTTTGGTGTCAGCAATAACAGGTGCGCCGTCAGGGCCAGCCTTTTCTGGTTTTTGAAATAAAGGACGCGCAGTAGTTTCCGCATTTACGTTTACGTTTAAGTCTTTAAGATCAGGGTTTGTTGCGGCACTAGCTGACATTGAAAAAAGATCTCCTAAACGATCTATTACAGGTTTTGCTGCTGGGTCATACGGCTCTGTCCACAAGGGGATTACGTCTTCAGGCTTAATAGTTAGTTCTCCCTGTACAGTAGTAAAGTTATCTTCTAAAAATTGTTGTAGCTCTGCGCGTCTTTCGCTAGGGCTTTCATTTTGTCTTTGTACTTCTCTCCAAAAGTCTATGATTGTAATAAGATCGTCATTTTCTAACATAGATGCAGCTTTTGAAGTTTCTCTTAATTTAAGGGCTGCTTGTTTTATTGGAGTTTCTGTTACTGCTTGAACTGTAGGATCATATCCTTCAGGAGGTACTATAGTAGAACCAGGAGCTTTTTTACTTAGGTAAGCAATCGGTTTATCTTTGAATGCTTCACCTAACGATATACCCCCAAGGAAAGTATTTCTTCCTGCAACATTTTCTTGGAAAAACAACTTTTCAAGTAGACTTTCTTTTTCAGTTAGTGCATTAGTCGTAACAAGACCTTCAACTCTTCCGTCGGTAAACGGTATTATCTCACTTAATGAGGAAGGTATGTTATTATTTTGTGCAGTTACTTTATCTATTTGAAGTACATTTTTTATAGTTTGCTCCCATATCTTAGCAACTTGAGAAGCATTACTGTGTGTTATTGTCTCTCCATCTTTCATTAAATTAACAACTACAGGTACTGCTGCTGGATTTCCTGCCATATCTGTAAGTGAAGCCTCTTCAAAATCTAAACTTGCGTCTGCTATTTTAGGCACTGCCATATCAAATGTTATAACAGTATCATCATTTGTGACTATAGAAACTTTTGTGCCATTAGCCTCAAAAGCCACGACCGCAGATGAAGCAACTTCAGGAACCCCTCCGCTAACAAACTCTTCGGCACGATCTGTTTGTTTTTTGTTTTCCATTGCATTTTTTAAATCTTCTCCAAATCTAAAAGTAGCCTCTTCTGTTGTTTTTAATTCTTCGTAGTTTTCTATGCCTGGACCGTATTTAACAGTCCCAATTTCAGGTCTGTACAAAATCATTGAACCTGATTCTTCAGGACGTTGTTCTTTAACTACTTTGCCTCCTGACTCTGCTGATTTTATTGTAAACTTTTCGAGATTACTTTTAGGTTTTTTTATTTTTTCTACTTTTATAATTTCGCCGTTATTATTTTTTGTTATTATTAAACCATTTTCATTTTTTGTATCATTGTTCACATCTTTTGCTACTTCTGTTAGTGCATTGTCTATAGTTTCATTACTTACAGGCAAACCATTAAGAAGTTTTAATTCAGCATACTGTGCAGCAGAAACTCTGCCTTTAATAGTATCGTCCATGTTTATCAAATAGCCTAGCTTTCTTCCTGCTGCGTCGTCAGGGAAGTTTTGTATTTGAGAAGTAAAGTGCTGATAATAAACACCCTGCTTATAATCCACTATTTCTTTTTGGAGTTTAGCTATTTCAGCTAATTTACTTTTCTTTATTTTTTCGGAATCTATTGTTCCTGTAGTAGCACCTTCTTCACTTAGAGTTTGTCCCTGACCTCCTGGAGCTAACGTAAAAAACTTTTGAAGGGTATCAATTCTATCTAGTCTAGTTTCAACAAAACCACCCTTTTCATCAATACGAACTCTTCTAAGAGCATCTATAGCCTTTAACTCATCTGATACAGAAGCACTACCGAAGATAGCTGGGTTAGTATAAGTTACAACTGTAGCAAAATCACCTGCCGTATAGCTTGGTGTTGTGTCTAGTTTAGATAGATCATATGTACTAAAGCCTCCTGCGCCGACATCAATGTCTAGTTCTTCTCTAATTCTATCTTTAGCATTAAAACCCATTGCGTTTTCGAGCCAACTACTAGACGCTTTTGATTTGTAGTCACCAACAGTACCACCACCTAGACCGTATAACTGATCCGTTAATTTTTTGTAGTATTCTGGTGTTGAGTCGTCAGACTCTGCTTCCCATAAAGAAGGTACAGCAGCCCTAGCTGCTACGTCTTGAGGAGTCCATTCTACCCCAGGAGCTTCTCTTTGAAAGTCTGCCTTTGCTTTTATTAAAGTATTACTTAATGTCATAATACCTTGCGGCCCTGCTCTTAAAGCTGCTTTTATAGTTCTATCATCAGCACCTAATTCTTTTGCTGTTAAGATATGTTGGTAGGCTGCCTGTGCAGCAGACTTCCGAGTGCTTAATAACGCTTTGTTATC